ATTACTTTAGCACGTTAAAGTGTTAAACTTCACCGCGTTAAAGTGGTAACGTGTGAAAATTATTGTTAACAATTTATTTACAATTATGTCATAATGTGTTAACAGTACTATAGTACTATATAACCATAGAGGAAAAGAAAATAAAGACAGCTAGGAAAGACTAGCAGAAAGAAGGAATTATGAGAGGTAATAGTTACAACAAGTTTTGCGCAGAAGTAGCAAAGTCGGTAGTTGATGTTATGCAATGTATACTGTGTCCGGCTGATAGAGAAGGAAACCGCTGTTGCGGTGACCAATGGTGTAAACAAACATGGAAACGATATGAAGCAATCATTAATCCAGAATGGCATCACGTTAGCCTCAACACTCTCGCCAACCTCGATTTTGATATGTTAGATGAAAAGCGCAAGACTTACTTGTCAGCATACAGAGACTTAAAACAAACACTTTCATATTTGCGAAAATGCAAGACACAAGATACATATGATACATGTTTTATTCGATATACTAGAAGAAAAAATATGTTGTATGCTGAGGATAAAATATCCTATGCAATGTGGAAATACATAGAAGTAAAGTTATCAATGCAAAATGTGGAAAGCGGTGTATGGGCTTCAAGCTGTGAGGATGCAACAGGACACCATGAATCTCGTAGATACAATAAAAGCAGAGCATGAAGATAATAACAATCATAGCTGTCATATCGGCTTGACGGTGAGAAAATGGAGTATATATGAATCTTTATGGAATTTATAAGCGCAACACAATCGACAATGTACCAGAAATGAACGCATTATTAGATGATACCCGTGATTATTGTCACAGACGCGGTTTGCACTATGTCACAAGTGCAGACGTTCCGGGCTACATGAACGATGGTTGTTCAACCGTACATGCATATAACGGCAAGTATGGAAAAGGCGTAGTTCGCACAAGACCATGTTTTTATAGAGGTAGAAGATCAACAAATTATATGACAATTGAATACTGGGTGACTCGTGACGATATCCACAAGAGATTAACAGGAGAAAGTGAGGTATAAAGATGAAGTTATATTTGATTGAATACTATGACAAGTTGCTAGATAGAACAGACTATGATACAATATTTGGCTTCAGTGAATCACACGCTAGAGAACAATTCAGATATAGAACGGACGACACTAAAATTATAGTATCAGTTGAAGCATTATAAAGAAAGTGAGGATTGACCATGGATGCATTAACCACAAAACAGAAAAACCAGATGTATGATGAAATTGCAGACTTAGTCTCGAGATACGGAAGTAACTTGACAGCAAAACGCATGATTAAAGCTTTTTTTAATAGAGTAAAAGCCGTTAGAAACGCACGTGAATTTTCTGCTATGGAAATAACGTTAGTAGCACTCAAATACCTGTTAGAAATCACCTTTCCGAACAAATAGAAAAATAGCCGCCTAAACGGGCGGCTTATTTTTAGAAATAATTACACCAAACAGGTTTACCTTGCAAATCTGTACTGGACATGTGAACAATCGTAGGCGAGAAATAAATAACAACATGTTTTGTATCATTATGCCAAAACATATAGCCAACTGACATGGAAAACTGAGGTGTAGTCCCTATTTGAATCGTAGGGGGAACGTTGGGGGCTTTCTCTAATGTAAGTTCTAGCGGGCCATTAAAACTAATCAAAGTGGAATCGCCAACAGTTGTCATAAGCGCTTTAGTCCAAAAAATATCTGTAATATTGACACTTACTAATTGTTGAATATCATAGTAGCCAAATGGTGGCAATTTTGGCAAGTTACTAAGGGTATGCTCGATATTCTCCCCCCAACTATCCACATACTCGAACGCATTAACAACATCATCCTTCAGCTTTCTGACACCTCTCCAGAACGCAAGATTAGAAAATCTTTCTGGTAAATTCTTCATCGGTTCAAGATACTTTAACAAATCCATAATAAATACCTCACTTTCTAAAATTAAAACAGCGTAAATTCAAACTGTGCACCATATAATTGGACGGAAAGAACGTCACTAGGAAAAGCGTTTTCGTCAAATAAAAAGATACGAATTTTATCATAATCTTTTGTAGTTCCATCGTCACGGTTAATAGTTAAAACCGCTGTTGTCTGGTGGTAAACCTTATCCGCGGTTTCATAGATACAATTACAAGTACAACGTGATTCTTCAATTATACATGTAATGTCATGCGTAAAAAGCACTGTATTAGCATCAAACGTGACAGGATTAGTAAAAGTGATACCGACAAAACCACGTTTCAAATCGCCTAAAGTTGCAACAGCATGACCATTTGTAATTGCAAACTTGATTTGATTATATGAAGGTATGCCAAGTTCACTTGAAATATAGAAATTATCTGTTGTTCTACTCATGAAATTAGCGCCATTTTTTGCTTTATAGATAGAATCAGCAATTGAACCTTGACCAATTCCATTAGGGTGGATAAAATCACTAGACATGACACCACTCCACCGTAGCGCCATATCTGCTCCGTATAAATTTTTATATGGTAGCCAAGTTGTAGCATAAGCGGTTTTGCAATTTATCCATTTTCGATATAATGCATGTGTCGTTATATTCTTCCATCCCGGTGTAGCAATGAAACTGATATAACAAACGGCATTTGGGACAAGTTTGCTAGCAGTTTTGACAAAAATAGAAATTGCATTAGTTATTGTATTGACTTCGTTAGCATGAAAAATATCATTCCAGCCACCGCCAACAATAATTGTATCACAATTTTCTATATCATCTGGAGACATTGAATTAACAACATTCTGCAATTGCATTAAAAAAGTGTTACCATTTTGACCGACAGCAACAAAACCGCTACCGCCCTCATTTGATGAAAAATTTTTTCCGTCTGTAAAATATGTGTCTTTTAATATAGCAATCCATGATTTTACTGCTCCGTCTGGTGTATATCCGTCACCGTAACTGTCGCCAATTAAAATTGTATTTTTCGCCTTATCACTTTGTAAAGCGTTGATATCACTTTCAACGCTTAATGCCCACTTTTTAAAATCGGTATTCCAATCATTCAAACGGCTGATCAAATTCTGTTGGTTTGTGTATAGTGCGCATAGCTTTTGTAAATCCGTTAGGCAATCATCGAAAAGTAACGGGATTGTGAACTGTGTACACCATAAAAAATTCTTTTCCTCGCTATCTGGTGGATTGATAATAGGTATATTTGCCATATTTACACCTCACTTTCATAATTCTAAACTCATTATACCACACTTAAAATTTTCGTCAATCACCTAAAAAGCCCCAAAAAATTATGTTTCAGTTTATCACAAATTTCCGTCTCAAAATCCCAAACCGCTGTCGTGTAGCTCTGTGCATTAGCCGCGGCAGTCCCGCTTGAGCCGTGGTGAGTTGTCCTATCATCCACATGATTTTTTGAAACATTTGTCAAATAGTTATCATCGAGTAAATCTGTTTGACCTTGCGGTGTATCAAGAAACTTATGCCAATCATCACTTACATGCTCACTTACGTTGTTTTCTGTCTCAAACATTTTCGTCGTGTTGTTAACTTCAAACCGTGCTTTTAGCTTGATATTCAGTTCGGGCATAATTCGCGCCATATCACCTCTCATGTGCTCACGAAACAAAAAGTCCGTCTCATAACCAATTTCCCACTCCAGAAAATGACGAATTATCATGTCGTTAATAGGCTTTCTAAAATCCTCACTTAAAAGCGGGTAATCGTCAAGCCCAAAAGCCGCAAAATCATAATTATCAAACAAGCTCTTATTAGACTTCCTGTCATTTCCGACTTGAGCATTCTGCAAAATATCATATACATGGAGCGTATAAGCCGCCCCTACATCATACCAATACTTGTCGTTGTCCACAAAGTTAGTGTCAATCATTGGAATTGTCATTATCCTCACCCCCACTTTCTTGAGCTTCTAAACCACTGTTCTTAACTTCCTTCACTGTCTCTCTATTGGTGTCCATAACTGAAAATTGGTCAAGTAGACCAACATCACCAATATTTGAGTCATTAAACGTAGCCTTAACATTCAAGCCAAATTTCTTATTGCATTGATCACAGAAATTTTGTCTCGCCTGTTCATAACTGTTTCTGAGAACCATAAGTGTAGGCGCATCTTGCATCACTTCAAGGCTTGAAACCTGTGCAACTTTCGACTGTGTTCTTCCATTAACACCTAGCATAAACATGAAGTCAGACATTAGCATAGATTTCAGTTGTTCAACATTTCCCGCAACAAATGGCGCGGGTGTCTGGTAAACAATCTGTCTAATGTCATCATACTGACTTTTAAGCGGTGACATATCTCTTGTATAGACAACAGGTTTATGACCCGCGATTTGCTCATACAGATTGGCAAACGTTAGCTCTTGACCATCGGGCGCATTTAAAATGGCGGGTGTGTTCTGTGCTTTTAAATTCACGTTTATACACCTGTCGCATTCGTAAAGCAACGCGGCATAGTGTCGACATAAACCGTTAATAGAAACAACGTCATAGTCTGTGTACGGTGACAAGCTAGCCGTCAATGTAGCAACTTCGCTCAAGTCTTTACTAACCGTATTCACGAACGTCTTACATTGATACTTTGTTGCACCGCCATACCACGTCTTAGTACTTGATGTTGTGCAATCTCCGACAACATAAAATCCATCTTCTTTCCAGAGTCCCCCTAACTTACCAAGTACAAAATTTTCATTGAGAATGTTATTTGCATGTCGGTAAACGTCATCGTCATCAAATGGCAACCCCTCAAAAGTCCAAGCGTCAACAGCAATCCTACGCAAAAAAGTATAATACAGACCGATAGTTAAAAGGTTTTCTGTCTGTGTATTCTGATTTTTGGTATTTCTTTTCAAATCTCAACACCTCACTTTCTAAATTATACACGGAAATTGGTGCATTTATCATTCACCTTCACCCTCACCCCACACCCCTCAGCCCTCAGCCTTCCACCCTCATTTTACCATATTGACCGTCATTGTCAATTACCAATTTTCAGTGGTAGCACATTCGCAAAGTATTTTAAAGACCAATACGGGCAAAACATACTTCTAGCATCAATTCCCCCTATTGGTGGGGGCGGTGTTGTTGGTTGTACAACCTCAGTTGTGCCACTACCAGTTGCACTTCCAGCATTTCCACCAGCCGGATTGACGGGGGCTTTTGAGTCTGAGTCTGAAATTGTACCCTCGCCAATTTGAATAACGCCTGTTTGGGACGCCATGTCAGCAAAGACGCGGTTGTACTGTGTATTTGTCCATCTGTCTCCGTCATAGTGACCAGTTTTAGCGTTTTGACGTGCCATGACCAATTTTATCCAATCACTTTCTGTCTCTTTTCCTGTTGTGCCAACAAAAATATCTTGTACAGCATCCCAATGACCACTGTCGCGAATTGCGATACTTGCGGCAGTGCCAACAGCATAAGCACCGATGTTAGATACATCATAGCCCAAATTTTTTTGTATGTTGGTTCGTATCAATTGGTAATAGTCGTTAAACATCGCCCAATTTTGCATTTTTGAAAATTCTGCCAAGTGATTATTTGTGTAGTCGATGAAAAGCTGCTTTAATCCAGCGTTATTGATAAGTGCGGGATTTTTTACTCCCAAATCGATGTACGGTTGAAAACCGCTAAAGAGGTTCGGATACTGTTGCACACAAAATTGCATAAACGGAACTAAACCGTATTCATAGTCAAACTGATATCGCCCGTAAGCTTGCCCACCGTCACCGTTTATATACCAACCGCTAATATCTGAATATTCTTTACCAGATTCAAAATATTGCCAATTTATCCACATTCGCGCACCAACTTGCTCATTTTCTTTCTTTTCTTCCGGAACAGGCTGTGTCGATTCTGAATTTTGTACAACTATAGCCGTATGCCCAGGCATGTGTAGAATGTCGCCCACTTGCAAGTTATCACCTGTTGTCAAATATTTACTGTCATACAATATATCAAACAGCTCTGTGTTTTTAAGCTGTTCTAGTTCGTTGTATGTATTCATACTTGTACTTACTAGAATATTGAGACAATTTAATATACATGCAACTAAAGCAGAGCAGTCAGTTGCGCAAGGTACTTTAACGTCTTTTGGTTTCCACCCGACTTTTCGACATTCATTTGTAAAAGTTTCCCTTCTATGTTGATTGTAACCAACATTTTGATTGTCGCATGATTCTATCATAAGTGTAGCAATTCCACGGGCGACGTCTGGGCGGTTGCGAATACGTGCCACCCAATCCCAGCGCCTACCGTCTCCAGTTTGTGGAAACCACCCTGTTACGCGGACTTCAAGTCCGTTTTGATCTCCGTCTCTACCACCCCATAAATTGCCGTTTTCATCTTTTGAAGCTTCACCAATATATGTTGCCATATCAACCGCCCTCACTTTCTGGAAAATGATTTTCTAAGATTTTATCCGTGTGTTTATAATTTCCGATACCGTGCCAAAACCAGACACCAATATCAAGCCTGTTTGTCATGTATGCAATTGCGTTTTGTGGTGCATCATTTGCAGTTACAATTGCTCCGCTTGTATGCACGTAGTTTACAATTGGTAGTGAGTCAATTACAATGTCGGCAAGACTTCCATTGTAGTTATAGCCGTACATGCAGAAGTAGTTGTTAAACTTTTTGATATCTTGCAAGGATGGATAGTACCATGCAACTGAGATCATAGGGAAAAGAGCGTTATACATTGCAATAGTGCCTGTTGGGTTGCCAATGGTAAGGTCTGATTCTTCAAATTTTGCACCCAAGTTTTCTGCAAATGTTTCCGCGGCTTGAAGCTCACCTTTAATGTCAAGTGAAAAGAGATTTCCGATTGACGCAACTCCAAAATTTCCAAAATCACGCATCACACCGCTGTTGTTTAGCTGTGTGGTTGAAAGTTGAACACTATCCCATGTGCTACTTGCAAGCGAATAGTCTCCGTTTGTGCCGTTTCCGTATTGCTCTGGTGTTATAACGATACCGCCAATCTGTGATTGGTTAGCCGCCCACTTGAATTTAAATTTTTTGGCAAGTAGTGCAGACTCATCAAAGTAACGGAAATCGTATTCTTTCGCACTTCCACCGCAATTGACTGTTAACTTGTTAAATTGTGGGGAAGTGTAAAGCTTATTCCACAAAGGCTTTTCAACAAAAGATTGCACTAACTCAACCTCTCCTACGCGGTTGTCAACCTTGTCAAGATTTTCGCCACTAACCTCACTAGCAAAAAATTTTGGGATGTGATAAGCTCCAATAATATCTTCTTGTCTACCACATTTTGCATATCGTTTAACAACTTCTAACGCTTGTGCTCTTGATAGCTTACTTGTGTTACTCTGGACTATGCCGCCACATTCGCAAGGGTTGACGCTAACCAACGAAAAGAAGTTGCTTATTTGTCCATAGTCCCCCATTGCAAAATTAGCGATTGCCGCGTAGAAATCACTTGAACGGTTTTCGTAAGTGTCTGTATTGTTGGCGGTCATGAGATACACAGAATCATCATCATCTTTTGAAAAACCGTATTCAGTTCTTGAAATTTCCCACCTATCGACTTGCGTTGGTTCGGGATAAAAGTTTGCAAAAAGACCGTCTGAAGCTGGATGTTGTCTGACAATTGGTGACGGATGGAATGTGTATTTGTCGATGTATGTCGCCCAATAATCAACAGATGTGTTTACATATGTCAGCTTATTGTTTACATACTGATAATCAATGATGTACGCGAATTCAAGTCTCGTTTCATTTTGATATGCCATGTAATTATAGCGTTTCAACTCATCCGCGCGGACTGGACAGCGAAAAGTCTGCCCCTGTCGTTCCCATGTCACGTTATCATAACGTTTATAAGGAAGAACGCTGAGAAGTTCTTTTAAAAACCCCTCAGCGTTTCTTTCTGCTGGGATCAACAAGTGTTTACCGCTGTCGTCAAATGGCGAGTCGAACAAGTATACAGTTGTCATATTATCCCCCCTATTTATGCATTTTTACAAATTGCAACAGCATTTCCCCACGGTCTAATGCCGTATGTCTGCCAAACGTTTAAGTACTGATTCTGATACATTCCCGCGGCATTGTAGAAGTCACCACTTGTACTTAAGTTGTCGCGGTACTCGAAAGTATTAACATCCGCTAATACGGCTAAAATATTCTGATCGTCTGTAATGGTGTTCCAGTACTTTGTAACAGGATCAATTGCAGATTCAAAATCTAAGTAGCTGAAGTCTGGGAAAGGTGTCACACGTCCAACCAAGTCAGCTTTGCTCATGTTGAAAGCACCCGCTAATGTCTCAACGTTGCAGTTAACTAAAACGTCACTTCTTACAAACAAATAGAGATTTTCAGATGGTGTCCATGTAATAGCAGGTGTTGCATCTGCAATTCCCTGTGCGATCGCGTATTCTTGATAATTGTTGAAGTTGCTACTTGCGTGAGTGATATCAAGTGCAATTTTCTGAATTGTCTTGATAAATGTAACAGATGAATTTGCAGGGTCATTATCGTCCCATGCAATTTCTTTCTTGATCACAACACCATTTTTTACAGAAGTCTGGATTAACTTCTTGATGAGGTTTTCTTCCTCGATTTCATTACCGCTGAAAAGACTTGTTACCATGCCTGTTACCATACTATCGAGCTGTTCCCATGAAGTAAAAGCACCTTCCATAAGTTCACGCGGGATTGTTACTGGAAACTGTCGCCTTCTGTTCTGTCTGAAATAGCAAGTTTTTACATCTGGTTTTGTCACCTGTAGCAAAGTCGCGCCAAGTGAAATGTCATAGTCGCGCCCAAGAGCCGGATTGACGTAATTCATTTCAAGGTCTGTTCCAAGTGGAAAACCTTCCTTTTTCAACATTTCATACTGATTGGTATACATCTTAGATTCCACGGACTGAATGACAATCTTATTTACAACATAGTGTAAAAACTCATTCATGAATGGAGCATATTTGACGATTGGTGTCATTGCATGACTAATGGAAGTTGCCACGGTAACTTCACCTGTCGCGCGCATATACTCGTTTGAGGAATTTTTTCTTGCATCGTTAAAAAGATTGACTCCGCGCTGTGCGCTTGTCAGCGGTTTTGTTGTTTTTGCCATAATTTTATACCTCACTTTCTATACATTAGCTATAATAGCTTAAAATGTCGTCTGTTGTGACTTCCTCTTTTTCGTCATCGTCATCATCCTTCGTTTTTGCAGATGGTGAAATGGAAGTTGTCACACGATTGAACAGCTCCAAGTTCTGTTTGCTGAGTCGGTCATTTTCCATTTTTAGTGTTGCGTTTTCTGTTGCAATTGCTTTCTCAGCTTCATTTGAAGCTTTCGCCATATCTAAAACATCTACTACGATACGACGCATTTCATCGACGGTCATACCGTCGGGAATTGATAATGTTGTCACCATCTTGTCTATATCTATCATGCTTTCGCCCCCTCATAGTTAATATTTACAAAATGAAAACTGTGTTCCCACTCATACTCTGCAATTCTTCCTAACTCGATTGTGTGTCCCTCTTTTGGCATGTGTAAAAAGAAACCATATCCAATGTCAATTCCAACATGTCTACCTTTCCCGCCAAAAGATGAGTACAAACCATTTCCTTCAGTACCCAAAAGAGGTGTTGTTTTTTCTGCTCCGTCATGATAGTGTCCAGTGCTGTAATTTTGCACTCCTACGACAGCGGACACGAAACCGCTGCAATCAAGTCCGATTTTACCACGTGAGAAAGCTTTATAAGCACTTAACTCCTGTGTTGTATACTTTGAAAAATAGGCGGGTTCGAGACTGATAAGTGTGTTCATCACTTCATCGGTTAGGACTTGCCCTTTTGCACCGTAAAAATATGCATATTCATCACGGTGATAAAACATATATAACGCTTTTTTAATTACTTCATAATATGTCATTCTTTCACACCACCTTCCAACTCTGTTTTAATTTCCGATATCATTTCCCTAAGGGAATTGATTGCATTTGTAAGCTCTTTTGTTTCCTCTTTGTGTACGTCTGTCTGATACTTGATATAGTAACAAAGAATCAACGTCATGCAAATTGGAAAGCCGACACTTGTAATCATTTGCGTAACTGCACTAATATCCATCACAACACCTCACTTTCTAAAAAGGTGGGCGTGTCTCCACGCCCGTGCTGACAGTTTGCACAACTACCCCGTTCTTCGCGGTCTGTCTGGTAGTCCCTAACTATAGTTTAACATATATTTAATTTCTGTCAATAAGTACACGTTTGATTAGGTCATTAAATTTTTCGCTTGCATCTTTTGAGCTTGCACAGATTTGTGAGGTGCGTTTGTAGTATAACATCCACTCAATCAATTTTCTTGTTGTCGGTAAATATAACTCATTTGTGAGTATATTGTTTTTTGATTTATATTTACCGTCTACAATTACCATTGGACAACGTTGTTTTTCTGGAAAAATTACTGTTATTCCAAAGTCTGCTATATAGACACGGTTGGTTTTAACCGTTAACTCTGCGTACCACTTCCATGATAAATGATTAAAAATGTCGGGGTATACTTCTTCTTGCCAAGCTCCATTTATAGTCATGTCATTTGTTTGGGACTCATAAACGGCTAAATGTTTTGACACGTGTGCTTTTTTTGGCGGTTCGGTATACAGAACACAAATTTTCAGTGCATCGCCATCCTCAAGTTTACGATTGAAAATGTAAACTTTTCCCTGTTCTAGTTTACGTGCATCAATGTTGTAATAATCAAACAGAGGGCTTTTGGGGTTGATACTGTTTGCACATGCTACAATTTTAACATCTTTTCTTCTTCTAACTATAGTTGAAAGCTGTTGACTATAACCTTTCAAAAATTCATTTCTGGAAAGTGGTATAATTGTAGTAGTGTCAACATCTTCGATAAATTCATCTAAAAATATAGTTTTAACGCTATCGTATCCATTACCTTTGTATTTCATCCATGAAGCTATTGAAGAACTATAGCCACATGGTGAGTATACCCATTTATTGTTACGCCCCAATTCTTGTTTGCGGTAAACACCACTATAGTAATTCAAGTTCGCTTCTTCTTTCCATAGCGTTTTTTCAACATACGGCTTGATGTTGGCGACTGCACCCCATGCTCTACCACGGATAAGATAATCTTCGCGTGTACGCATGTATACAAATTGCGCACCAGTCGCGTTATAGTCGTCAAACAATCCCTTGAAAACAGAGTATGTTTTACCAGCTGAGCGTTCACCAAAAACAATGTAAACATCAGCGTTTAAAGTATACAATGATGGAATGTTTATATAGGTTTCGTCACCTACTGTTATATAAAGATTTTCAATTTCCATGTTATTCTCCTATCTTTTCTAATATTATTGGTGATAAATGTTTGGTTTTTACCGTAAACTTTTCTAAACGTTTACTTATATCTATATCTGTATTTTCTTTCTTTCCGTCTTTTGTTATTATTGTCGGCTTGATGCTATAAACGTCTATTCCAATCAAAGCGCCATATTCGGGTGAGATTGATAGAGTATATGTAGTATCTTCTATCCATGTGCCGCCATTGTCATAAGTTTCGATTGCGTTTGTAGTTGGGTGGGATATCGTACGCCCAGACACGTCTCTGTCAAAAGTTGTAAAAATTTCAAAATCTTCGATTGACGTAAGATAATTTACGGCTTTCTTCGAGAGTCCAGATACAGTCATATACAATTTGTTATCAGTATCTTTATATATATATTTCTTCGCGCCAAAAGTCTTAAATTTCAACCATGCACCTGTTTTTTCAGTTTCCCAATCAAAAATTCCTAAATCTGGTAGTTTATAATCTAAACCATAGCGTTTTATTGCTAAGTCAATTTTATATTTTGCATATTCGTTATAGCCGTTTATTACATCCAGACATTCAACGCGGTTAATAACTTTTGCGCTATCGGTATCACAATACAAGACATTTCTGTCAATTTTTGACACTATGTCGTGCATTAAATGGTAGCGTGTCCATGCTGGAATAAAAACGCCAATTTGGTATGGTAAGAAACTTCTAAACGATTTATAAAATTTAGCAAGCTGTGCGGAAATTTCCTCTTTGTTTGTGATAGCACAGTGGTCTAAAGTCCACTTCGTGCCGTCAAGTGTAACAACATCGTGAATAGGGTCTTGCACAAACATACCATAAAAGGAATTTACACGGTTTTTTGCTTTTGCATAGTTTAATTCTTCGCCTTTTACATGCTTTAAACTTTGTTTGTTGTTATAATATTTTAACATTGTACATACAATTCCCGATGGTAAATAGTCAGCTCTACAATAATAGCATTCATCTACTCGAATAGCATCAATCTTATACATTCGCAAAATTATAGCAAGGTCAAGGCTAGTACATGTTGTTTTTATCATATCAGCCTTAAAAATTCTACCATTGTCCAAAACACTATCGCTTGATACTTCACAATGTGATGATGATAAGTATGTCATTGTACCTCTTGCGCGAACGTTCTTTGCTGTGATGGTACAGATAAATAGATAGTTGTCTGTGTTAAGGAGACGTTTTAAGTCATAAATATTCGCATTTGGCAAGCGTTTAAGCGGTGCTACTGGAAATTTTTCTGTTGCTATGGCAAAAGGATATGCACTTCCGAAGTCGTAGCTATCAACATTTTCCATGATTTGCCCCGCGTACATATAGTTAGCGTGTGTATAACCACCCATGAAAGCTTTTCGACAAATCACATATCTGTCATAGTCAAGCGAAGTGTTCCTAAACATCTTCATCCACTTAGCATCTTTTTTCATAATAGCGCGAAGCTCATCACGTAAAAATCCCGTATTTGTGTATGGAAATTCGTAAAAAGGTTTACCTTCCTGTTCTTCCAACTGATGGATTTTCGCCACCATGATTTCAACGTCACGGTATGTATAGCGTTCTTTATCTTGCGGCAACGTTTCACCGGGTTTCACGATATCTTTATAGTTCATTTCAAGCTTTTCAAGTCCTACGTCTTTTCCACATGCCGCAAGACCTTTATTCGTAAGCTTGTATGAGCAACGAAACTCTAGTACATCATCAATGATAAGATATAAGGGTTCGTGCGTATCCATGTAGAAACCGCCTGTCATGGTGTGTCCTTCTAGGTTTCTTATTATAGCTTCCATTTCATATGATAAGTTATGCACATAAACAATAATCCGGTTCTCGCCTTGAGTTGCAAATGTCTGATATTGGTTATGCAAGTAATCATATAAATTTGACCATGATGAGCATGTGTTATAGTTATAGTCACTATCCATCACCGACCAATGCCATGTATAGATTATATCACAATCTTCTGCTATGTGTTCATGAGTCGTTTCAATGTCAAAACAAAGAAACTTTTTACAATATGAAATTTTTTCTTTTCGTTTTGCCATTGTTTACACCACTCCTTAAATGTCGTCAAAATCTTGATTAAGAGATAGCCACTCTCCAGCACTACCTTCACGTTGTACATCTAAAAACCATGCGTCAAGGTCAACATCTTCCGGATTCATGGTTGCTAGTCCTTCGAATCCGCTCCCCAGTGTATTTCCCGCCCAGTTAGCATAAGCAAGTAACTGCTCACTATCATACTGCTCACCTTCATGCGCTGATTGCCAAGCGCCCATATATGTTGTCATTTTCTTCCAATCTTCAAAAGATAGATTTTTCAACTTTGGGTGGTTCTCTATCATTTTCTGGTATGCTTTATTTTGTAGCTGTCTGTATCCCGTGTATGTGGACTGTTTGGCATTTAATATCTCAATAGCGGTTGATACTTTTTTCTGAATCGCTTGCAAGGATAAGCCTTGATACTTAATATCGAACCCTTTATATCTATCATAGATAGGATTTATTTCCCCAGTATAACGTTTACCGCGTTCGCTAAAATATTCTTTAAGGGTTGCAAGCCTAGTTTGCGCTCTTTTGCCTAAAGTTCTTAGCAACAGAAGCGATTCATCTTTTGTGTAGTGTTTCTTGAGCAACACATACTTCCCATTAGACACGTCATATAAAATCCCTTTTGCCCCGACCCCCCCCTACCCCAACGCGCTCTTTTTGCTTACTTGCCATACTCCTCTACCTCTCTTTCTGTAAAAGGCTCGATGTAGCCGCTTGCGATTGCGCTTTGAATCATTTCATCTGCTGTCATGTGATAGAGTGGAGCGTGTACTTCGAGTGATTCTCTAACTTCTCTGTAATACTTGAGTCTCAAAACAGGTGTTTTAATATCATCAAGTGCTCTCAAGACAATAGCGTGTTGAAGTTCTAATAATTGGCTTTCTAAATACATATTCAACACCTCACTTTCATTTTTGTTATTTCAGTTTAACATATAAATATGAACAAATATGAGATATTTTGTAAACAAATTGTTAACATTATGTAATTATAAAAGGGACTGTTTCCAGTCCCCTTATTGATGTAAAATGAACAAACTTGATTAGCTTCCGTTCTATTATTTGGAGTCAACCGCACTGTTGACCGTTTGCCGCGTTTAAAAGCTTCTTACCATAATTTTAAAGAATGTCTGTCCAGAGTTCCTTGAAATACCTGTTGTACATTCAATGATAAAATCATGCCCATCTGCTACCGCGTCCGTTAACAAATCCGCGATTTTATCAATCTCACGCTGTACACCTGTTGCATAAATGCCGAAACCTTCTGGAGTCTCCATACAGAGATAGTATGTGATTTTCTCTGTTACATCGTCAGTACCAGCTACGATTCCTAAAAGTCTGCCGCATGGTTTCGCGTCCTTCGCAAGTGCGGTTGTACCATTGATTTTTACAAGCTGTACGCATTTTTCGTCTCCAGATACCAGTTTAAAATTCTTCATAATTTAAATCTCCTTTTTTGTGTTATTGTTTGTTTGAAATGTAATATCAGCCGTTTATATTATAATGTATTGTGTTGTGGTCTACGGTGGTAAACCAGATAAATAAAAATTATAATCTAGCTCGTAGCGTGTAAAAGTTGCGATAGTGCGTTTTGTCGCCATTGTTAAACGTGAAAGTATAATAGATAACTTTCTCTGTTTCCACTCTTTGAAGCTCTCCTCTAATTTGGTTTGTAAAGTATCCCTCACAGAGTAGAGAGGAATCAAGATCGTAAAAATTGATTGTTCCATCTAATAAAGTCTCCTTTATGGTGGTGCGCTTGTCAACGAAGTTTATTCGAGTAGAATCTGGAATGTTGATCCTTTTAATCGGTTTTACCTTCATATTCTTCCCCCTCTAATTCAAAGAGTGTAAAAGACACCGCGTCTTCAATTTCTTCAAGATCTAAAATGTCTATAAGATCTTCACCCTCATTATTGATTATTGCCAAACATTTTACCATCCCAACTCTAGCGTCTTTCCAGCCTGTTTTAATTGTTGTAAAGTCGCCCTCGTAAATGTTTGAAATAACAAAACGGTTAAAATTATAGAGTCCAATACTTACCGCGTTAGCGGCAATTTTCTTCATCATCTTTTTAACATCTTCGCTTTCAACTTCCGACACATTTTTCCCACTCTTGATATATTCCCCAGCCAATAAAATTAACTCTCTCTTTTCATTAAATGTCATTGTTTCAATCCTCACTTTCTTTATTTGCGTTTGATGTTTGTTTCTTTCTTGTTACATCTATATAGTACCATGGTTTGATTTTTTGTCTACTGATATTTTTTAATTTCATGTGTAGATGTTATTGATTCTTTTTAATTCATATGTTGTTAATAATTGTGCAATATTTGTTAACATTTTCACACGTTACCACTTTAACGCGGTGAAG